AACTTTTTGTATATAAAACAACTAATCTTAAAAAAAAATTTTCCAAAAATTTTCTCTATATAGGCTTTTATTGTACAATATGTCAAAGAACTTATGATGCTGGAGATTCTATGGTGCTTTCTATATATTAATATACGAACTATTTATAGATAAAGCAACGATAAGGTGCATAAGTTAGATCCACATACACTTTTTTCCATCTTTGAACAAGGAGACGAAGAAATCTACAGAGAGAATAACGTTTCAGACCTCTTAGATAACCCCTATGTGCTTATAGGAATGGTAGTTACAGGTGTTGAAAACTTCTTTATGATAGATGAAATGTACAAGATGAAGCACCCAAAACCTTATTCTAGAGTAAGACATAACATTCAACTTAAGTATTTCAATAGATTATATAAATATCTCAATAGAGTAACTTCAGAAGAAGTTGATACGGTATATAAAATAGGAACAGACTTTGAGATAGATAGATCATTAAATGCTATTAATGAATTATTGTTTTTTTATCAAGATATAGAGCATTATGAAAAATGTACCGTTATTAAACGTTATTCCGACCTTTTAATAGATAGAAAGTTGGAAACTTTAATTTAATTTCATATATTCGTTTTATTAACGGTTATATTATTTATTATGATTAATTTTATTATTTTTTATTTATCAACAGGTTTTTTACTATCTTTAGGTTTAAATTTAATATTATACGCCTTTCATAAGCCTATATTAACATTTTCTGAGTCTATAGCAGCTATAATTTTTTGGCCTACTGTTATAGGTACTTTTATAAATGAAATGAATAAAGCTAAAAGAGATTAACCAAGACATAATCAAAGTCTATCATATCTACTCAGTACCTCTACAATAGAGTAAAATAACGTCATCAGCATATATAATTATTAAATTAAACATATATACACATATATTCTCTTTATGTCTACATATAGTATAATGTCTCTAATAAAACTTCTATGGCCGGATGATGTAAGAGTGGATGGAAGAATATTATTTACTAAGATACTAATAATGAAATATCGCGGTGCGACTTCGCGCGTTTGCGCGGGGGGCTACGCCAATAAAAAACATCTACACCCCAAAAAAACTAATAAAAAAGTTGTTTACTAACTAAATTATTCATATATTATTAATATAAATTAAAACGGTTATGAGATATTCTAAAATATTATTATTATTTTTTGCAAGTTTAATTGCATCGTGTACACAAGAGGAACTTAATCCTCCATTATGTCCTGATGGTGATTGTGATGGACTGTTATATATACCTTTTCCTCAAGATGAAAATGGCTACTATAGAGTAGATCTAGATTTTAACGGTGAATACTTTCCCCGATTTAATATTTATGTAGAAGCAGACGATGTAGACCCTTATTATTACTATAACGATATAGGAGTAGTACAAGCGGCTTTTGAATCAGATGATTATTGGACTTTAGATAATGGAGTAGTAGTTGATTTAGTACAAAACACTACTTTTTA